AACAGGTACAACATGTGCTGAATGATAATCCCTTCTCCGGTCACCTGTTTATCTTCCGTGGCCGACGGGGTGACACCGTCAAAATTCTTTGGGCTGATGCTGATGGTCTGTGCCTGTTCACCAAACGCCTGGAGGAAGGCCAGTTTATCTGGCCTGCGGTACGTGACGGCAAGGTATCCATTACCCGCTCGCAACTGGCAATGCTCCTCGATAAGCTGGACTGGCGTCAGCCAAAAACATCCAGCCGTAACTCACTGACAATATTGTAAAAAACTCCTGACCGCATTATAAAAACGGTCATGAGTCAGAAATACCTCATTCGCATCGCAGAGCTGGAAAGGTTGCTCTCTGAGCAGGCTGAAGCCCTCCGTCAGAAAGACCAGCAACTGAGTCTGGTTGAAGAGACGGAAGCCTTCCTGCGCTCTGCACTGACACGTGCCGAAGAAAAGATCGAAGAAGATGAACGGGAAATAGAACATCTGCGGGCTCAGATAGAAAAACTGCGCCGGATGCTGTTCGGTACCCGTTCTGAAAAACTGCGTCGTGAAGTTGAACTGGCTGAGGCTCTGCTGAAACAACGTGAACAGGACAGCGATCGTTACAGTGGGCGGGAAGACGATCCTCAGGTTCCCCGCCAGTTGCGACAGTCGCGCCATCGTCGTCCGTTACCGGCACACCTTCCCCGTGAAATACACCGCCTGGAGCCAGAAGAAAGCTGTTGCCCGGAGTGTGGCGGTGAGCTGGATTATCTGGGGGAAGTCAGCGCTGAACAGCTGGAACTGGTGAGCAGTGCCCTGAAAGTGATCCGCACAGAACGGGTAAAAAAAGCCTGTACAAAATGTGACTGTATTGTTGAAGCACCGGCGCCGTCCCGCCCGATAGAGCGTGGTATCGCGGGCCCCGGATTACTTGCCCGCGTGTTAACGGGAAAATACTGCGAACATCTGCCACTGTATCGTCAGAGTGAAATCTTTGCCCGCCAGGGTGTCGAACTGAGCCGGGCCTTACTCTCCAACTGGGTTGACGCGTGCTGCCAGTTAATGACACCGGTGAATGATGCCCTGTACCGTTATGTAATGAACACCCGCAAGGTTCACACTGATGACACACCGGTAAAGGTACTGGCACCGGGTCAGAAAAAGGCGAAAACAGGGCGTATCTGGACGTATGTCCGGGATGATCGCAATGTGGGTTCGTCATCTCCTCCAGCGGTCTGGTTCGCGTACTCGCCGAACCGGCAGGGGAAACACCCGGAGCAACACCTCCGCCCCTTCCGGGGTATCCTGCAGGCGGATGCGTTCACAGGTTACGACAGGTTGTTCAGTGCAGAACGTGAAGGTGGTGCACTGACAGAAGTTGCGTGCTGGGCCCATGCCCGGCGAAAAATCCACGATGTATACATCAGCAGCAAAAGTGCGACGGCAGAAGAAGCCCTGAAGCGAATCAGTGAACTGTACGCCATCGAGGATGAAATACGGGGATTACCGGAGTCAGAGCGTCTTGCCGTCAGGCAGCAGCGAAGCAAAGTGTTACTGACGTCGCTGCATGAATGGATGGTGGAGAAGAATGGTACGCTGTCGAAAAAATCCAGACTGGGCGAAGCGTTCAGCTATGTACTGAATCAGTGGGATGCCCTCTGTTATTACAGTGATGACGGTCTGGCGGAGGCGGATAATAATGCTGCGGAAAGAGCGCTTCGTGCAGTCTGTCTCGGAAAGAAAAACTTTATGTTCTTTGGCAGCGATCACGGCGGCGAGCGTGGAGCACTGTTGTACGGGCTGATCGGCACCTGCCGTCTGAACGGTATCGATCCGGAAGCGTATCTGCGCCATATCCTGAGCGTACTGCCGGAATGGCCTTCCAACCGAGTTGACGAACTCCTGCCATGGAACGTAGTACTCACCAATAAATAAGCGTCAATACGGTGCTCCGTTGACGCTTACGGATTTACTGCGAAAGTTTATTAATGGAAAGGAAACCGCCAAAATTGCCGACATTCCTGCGCAGTTCACACCCGCGCATGCACTTGCTGCATCTGTCCTTACGGATATCCGTGGTGGGTTTATCGAACTCATCCGCCACAGCCCCGCCCGTGTAACCACACTCATCAGAGCGGCAGGTCCACATACAGGTGTTCGCCAGCATGATACGACCGGGAAACAGCGCCCCGTCCGTCTCGGTCGGTGTGGCCAGCACAAACGAGGCCGTCATGGCTGTCAGCGCTGACATCTGCTCCACCACCCACCGGTCAGTCAGCTCCTGCTCCGGGTCGGCCTCCGGATTGCCCGCAACGAAATTCACCGCATCCAGAAAACGGGCATACACCCGGCGGCGGACCACCGTGGCCCCCACCAGACTCTGCAGGTCTTCCGCCATCCCGGTGACCAGACCGAACAGATTGGACACCGTCAGCGACGGTCTGGCACTGCTGCCCTTCCCGCTCATCTCAAAACCGCTGCCGTCAATCGGGTATGCCTGATATTGCCGCCCCTGCCAGGTGACCGGCTCCCCTTTTTCATTCAGCTCATTACAGAAAAAATACCGCTCACCGCCCTGTACCGTCAGGTCGATTTCCCAGAGTACCACCCGCGGTGACTGCTCTGATTTAACCGACTCGCTCAGACTTTCTTCGTGAATATCCTGCATCAGTTCACCACCTGCTCAATCGTACAACTGAAATCACTGTACCTGGCGTTATCTGTGACGCTCCACTCCCGGCACACCACCCTCACCGTCCGGTTATGTTTCGGCGGTCGCCACAAAAAGGCACGGTAACCACCATGCCACGATAAAAACTCTTCCAGCCATCGCCGGGTCGCCTCATCCGTCACCCGGAACACCGCCTGAAACGTCTTCAGTCGGGCATTAAGTCCCGTCGGGCGGCGCTGTTCATAACCGTCACCAAACCGTACCCTCGCCACCGACGGTTTCTCACTCACCTGCATCCCTTCACGCGGGACCAGATGCAGCGTTTTTATCTCAGCCACTCAGCATTCCTCCGTCACGTCGCATGGACAGCATCACCGCCTGCACCCGCTGGTCAATCAGCTGCACAAGACTGCCTGCCGCCTCCGCCCCTATCTGTCCGTTAGCCCCGTCATTCTGAATGGCGATGTGGTAGACCGGGGAATACACCAGACCGGCACTGCCGTTCATACTGCCCACCGCGCGTACGCCCAGCGAGCCATCCGCCGCCCGGGTCAGGGGCATAATGGCTTCAGGTCCGGCTTCCCCCATCAGCCCGGCCCCTTTTGCAAACGCAAAGTACGTGGGCGTGTCCACAATGCTGTTGCTGTACGCACTCAGGTTTGCCGAGGTATACACGCCGCCTTTTGCATTGGCCACCGCACCGCCCAGCCAGTCACCAATGCTGCCAATAAATCCTCCCGCACCGGACATACCGTTTGCCGCCGTCTTAATTCCGTTGACAATCGCGGCATTCATAAGAACTTTTGAGATTTCCTGCAGTACGGATGAGGCCCAGTTGCGCCATTCCACTTTGTTTCCGTTCAGCATCTCCGTGATGTTATTCACCAGTCCTGAAATCCCCTCCGTTGCCAGCTGTGCTGCCTGAGAGGCGTAATCGGATGCATTGTCCACCCAGTTACTGAGCCCCTCCTGCAAGCCTTTCTGCCAGTCCGCACGCTGCGCATCCGATTCGGCATAAAAGGCTGCCTGGTCCTTAAGGCGTTCGCTCAGATACTGCGCGTTCTGTGCCCGTGCCTGTCTGTAAAAATCCTCACTGATATCCCCGGTCTGATACTGAGACTGAAGGTCCGCATCCTTCTGGCGGAAGCTGTCGCGGATCTGCTGCAACTCCCGCATGCGTTCCCTGGCTCGTTCTCCCTGCCCGTACCCCAGCAGTTCGGCTTCATTTGATGCACGCGCAGCCACATTATCATTCTTCAGGGTCTCTTCCCGGGATCGCAACTGTTCCCGGATTTTTTGCTGGTCAATCAGGGCCGCATTGCGCAGCAGTTCCTGCTTCTGCATCTCCGTCAGGGTTTTCAGTTCGCCCTGCGCAGTCTGGTACTTCAGCTTCGCCAGCTCTGTATTCTGACCCGCCAGTGCCAGTTGCTCTTTCTGCTGCTTCAGTAGCCGGGAAAAACTGTCTTCCGCTTTTTCCGTCTCTGATTTTCCCCCCCGGGATTTGGGTTTATTCGCCTCGTTATTACGCCAGGCTTCCAGAGCATTACTGATATAACGCTGTCTCGCCTCCTGATACGAATCCCCCACAAAACCAAGGTCATCCGCCGCATACCCCAGCCGGGCACGCTCTTTTTCCTCCCCCTTCAGTCGGGACAGGGCCAGCTCACGTTCTGTTTTTGTCAGGGCGCTCTGCTGTTTATCATCCAGGGTGGCCTGCGGCAGCCGTAACGGTACATTCACCAGTCCCTGACGCTGCTGAAGCAGTTCATTACCCAGCCCCAGCAGACGGTTGAATTCCGTATGCTGACCGTTCATAACCAGCATGGACTGGTACACCTTATTCTGCTCTGCCGCCTGCTGACGAATTAACGCCACACGACGGTCTTCCAGCCCGGCAAGCACATCCTGAATGGACTGCGCTTTTTCCTGCATCTGTGCCAGACGGGACTGCTCAACGGCAAGCTGCTCTGTTGCCTGAGAAAGCCCTTCCGTCACGGTCTTCACCGATGTCAGATGGTTTATCATGAATCCGTCACCGGTTGTCCAGCCAGGGTTAGCCAGAACATACTGATATCCAGCGATTTTTTCCTGCAGGGATTTCACCCGGCTGGCCTGTTCATCAATCAGCCGGTTCTGCTCTGCCAGCGCCGCCCGTGTTCGTCCTTCATTATCTGAGGCTTCAGGCAAAGACATTGACGGCGTTTTATGCGCGATTTCATCTATCGTCAGTGCATACTGGCGCGCTGACTCCCTGGCCTGCTCCTGATTCTGGTACAGCGTATACCATGCTGCTGCCCCCAGCATCACCAGTCCGGGTACGCCACCAACCAGTCCCAACGCACCAGTCATCAGACGTGAGCCCACCGCCGTTGTACTGTTCAGCGCATTCTGGGCTGCGGTTCTGGCAGCAATATTTCTGTTCAGGCGTTCCTGTGTGGCCGCCAGACGGGCTTCTGCAGCAATCTGCATCTCCGTCCCGCGGGCTGCCGCCACAGCCTGCTGTGCACGGTACACGGCTGCCCTTGCCCGCGCCGTGGCAATCTGCGTCCCCCTGAGCTGTGCTTCCGCCAGTGCCACTTCATTACGTGCTGCCGTCACAAGTCCTGCCGTGGCAGACACCGCTCCGGAGGCCATATTGCCAAAGTACCGGGCAACCCCGACGGCAACCAGCGCCCCCGCGGCTGTTGCCACATTATCAATATTACCGGCAACACCGTTCAGCACGCCGGAGAGCGTTTTCGTCGCTCCGCTGGCTTCATTCGCGCCACCCACCCAGGCCATAAAGGCGTTTTCCACCTTTGTGATCCCGTCAGAGACCGTTTCCGGCATGGCGGCATATTCATCACGCAATACCCCCAGCTGGCTGATTAACGCAGGAACGACTTTATCCGCCGTCAGTTTGCCGTCGTCCGCCATCGCCTTAAGGTCTTTACGGGCCACGCCCATACCCGCAGCCAGTGCACGTACGATCCGGTCTCCGCTTTCATTGACCGAATTAAATTCCTCACCGCGTAACACACCCTGTGCCAGCGCCTGGCTGAACTGGGTGATCACCGAGCCCGCCTCTGCCGTACTGGCACCGGAGATTTTCAGCCCCGTGGAAATGGCCTCCGTCACCTTCAGCACATCATCAGCACTGTAACCATATTCACGCATTGAGGCTGCCGAGCGGGCAAACAGGGCCGCATTATCTGAAAATGCCGTGCCCGTCCGCTGGCTGATATCCATCAGCACTTTCTGTGATGACGAAAATTCATCGGATGACTGCGACGCCTGTTTCAGTCGGGCATTCACGGAACTCCATTCATCGGCCAGAGAAATCAGGTGTCCGGTGGCAAAGGCACCTGCAAATACCCCCGCCGTTCCGGCAGCTGAAGCGCGGATTTCCGTCAACTGGCTGTTCAGCTCAGCCAGGGCGCGTCGCTGCTCCCGGGCGACTGCGGCAGCCTGACGCCCGCCATTCTGCAGGGTCCGGTAATATTCACTGCCCATGCGGGAAGCCCGCTGGATCTCCGACTGGAATGACTGCGAATTTGCCGAAATTTTGATAATCAGTTCACGTAACGTCGCCATTCACCTTTCTCCGGGCGTAAAAAAACCGCCTCAGCGGTTCTCATCATTCATGACTGTGCTGCAAAGCTCAGCGCGTCTTCCAGCGCCGCAAACGGATCCACCTCCGGCTTATCCTCATCCTCGCCCCAGCAGAGCATGGCGTCCTTCAGTGCAACATTCATCCCCTGTGCCCCAAAAACCGCTTTCACGATCTGTGCATTACGGATATCCCCGCGCTCATCACCCAGCGGGGATACCCTGTCGAACTCCATCCACATCATCGCCTCGCTCACACTCAGGCTGTGCCGCAGTTCGGATAAGGTGCGCCCCAGACGGAGCGCAAGTCGCATCAGAAAGCGAATTTCCGGGCGGGCTACTTTTTTCTGGCCGACTCTGCATCAGCGATCAGTTCCAGTGCCTGACGCAGCAACCGGGCATGTACCGGACCATAGACGGCCAGCACCTGCTCACGGTCGTCCGGAGCGAACACCCGCTGCAGATCCGTATCACACAGGACATCGCAGAACAGCGTCACATCCGCTTCCAGGTTACGGCGGGTTTTCGCCACCACCGACAGGGTATCGTCATCCTCTCCATCACCATTGAGCACTTCCTGCCACAGATACCAGGCCTCTGCCGAAGGCTCCCGCAGCACCACGCTGACATTACCCCATTCCGGCACCTTCACCGTTTTATGACGAAACCCTGACAGTCTGGCCAGCGCCAGCGTTTTCAGATCCTTTTTCATGATGACCCATCCCCTTATCCGGCGGCTGCGCTCACTGTCACGGTGCATTCAACAGACGTCACACTCTGTGCTTTCTCTGCCGAATCGGTCACCACGCAGGTATATTTCCCCGCATCAGCGGACTGCGCACCTGGCTTACTGAAGGTGTCTGTCGTCTGCCCGTCAACCGGCTGACCATCCTTCTTCCAGGCGTATTTATACGGCGGCGTTCCCCCGTTGGCACTGACTGACATTGTCAGCAGCGCACCTGTATTCACGGTAAGTGTTTTATCCAGATTTTTCACAAACGCCAGCGGTACCACATAGGACACCGGTTTGCCTTTCAGACGCAGTGAAAACGTTGCTGCCACCACGCCGTTGGTACCGGATGACCAGGTGTGCTGACGCACTTCCGCCAGGAACTTAAAGCCCTTACCGGACGGAAACTGCACCTTAAACGCATACAACGAGTCATTGTCATAGGCATCACGCAGGGCGTTCTGGGCCTGATTCAGATAAAAATTACCCGACATGGAAATCTCAGACGACGCCCCCAGACCGTTGATGTTCTCCTGCTCGGTGGAGCAGAGCGTGGTCACATCAATATCCTGTTTCTGACCGGCGGTGAACTGGACTTCCTTGATGGTGCAATCCAGGCGCAGATATTCCGCCTTATCCATAGTTTCAGCAGTCGCCGGGGCAGATGAAATCATCACCTGCGTCAGCTGTGAGCGTTCATACAAAGCAGACATTCTGCCTCCTGATAATAAAAAACCCGCACGCGGCGGGGTATGGTTTTGTAGAAAAAAGAAAAAGTCACACCGTGACCTGAAACTCCAGGGTTGCACGGTAACAGCGGTTTTCCGGAATATAGTCCTGCATTTCACTGACGGATCCCGGGGCCAGCAGCATTATGGCTTCACGGGCGTCCTGACGTATCTGACGCGCCTGCGTCACAGTCCCGGCATAAACGTCTATCTGCACCGACACTGAGGACTCCGCCTGCCCGCCCATCACGTCCGCTGACACCGATGAAATCAGGCTGAAAACCACCCACGGAAGCGCCACCGACGGCCTGCCATCCAGCAGGGGGACCACATACGGGTACACCTGCCCGCCGGCAAGATGCGCCAGATGAGGATACAAATCCGCCTCCGTCATCGTCTCAGTACCTCATCAATGGCCCGGTTCATCCGCGCAATCGCCACCTGAGCTGCCTGTTCACTGCGCACATCAAACGCCGGGCGCACAAACGGGTGCGGTGGCATATTCACAGTCCCCATTTCCACAAACCGCCAGTAGAAAGCATTGCGCGGGTTATCCGCCTTCATAGTGTTATCGCTGTTACCGGTGTCCGGATTAACACCACGGATATGGACACCGGATTCCATCCCGCCATCGCGGGAGCGCCGGGAAAGGATCACCACATTGCGGCGCAGTTTTCCCCTGCGTACCGGTGCCCGTGACACCACTTCTTCTTTCAGCACATTCGCACCCGCACGGGTTGCCTCACGCAGCACCCGGTTATTTTCCGCACCACTCAGAAGCTGCAAATCGCGGCTGATGTCCTCCAGCCCCGAAAAATCCAGCAGGGTTTCGATCATTTTTCCCCTCCCAGCCGACAGAGAATTTCCAGACGCCCGCCGGTCGCATCCGGCACGGGCAGCCCGACAACGTTCAGGATCCGGTCACGCCATGGACCACTCAGCACATGAAGTCGTGACGCTGCCGTGATTTCCCGACCGGACTGACCGCGCACCCAGATGCGGATTTCCGCCTGCGCCATTTCCGCACCGGACTGCATCCGCTCCCGGCTGCTCCTGCCACGGATATCCGCATGAATTTTCCCGCATGACACCCATTCTTCCGTCATTTCTCCGGCAGCGTTACGGGTTAACACCGGATTCAGAACACTTATCATCTGTGTCAGACGACCTGCAGATATTGCCATTCCCCCTCCTCATAACACCGTCGGACAACGCAAATCGTAAATCAGCACGGAAACAGAAAACGGCAGCTCCCCCTGAAGCAGTTCTTCCCGCTCCGCAAGATCCGGATTCCGGTACAGCATCCCGGTCAGTCGCATGGCAGCCCCCTTCATCCGGGTTAATGCCTCGCCCGGGATCAGTTCACCGTCCTCACGGATCACTTTATCCCGGCTGCCCTGAATGTAGGCCAGCAGCACGGCGGTAGCCTGACGAACCTTGTCCATCAGCATGTCATCATCCGCGTCATGGTCGACACGCAGATGTGCCTTGATCTCTTCCAGTGTCAGTAATGCCGTCATTTTCCGCCTCCTGCATCCCGCCCACGTTTTGCAGCCAGGGTCCAGGCTGATGAATGAGCTTCTCCGGGTTTATCTTCGGTCATACTGTTGCAGTGCCACAGCGAGCCCCCCCACGTCACCGTATCGCCGGGGTGGTAGGTTTCACCGGCTCTGAACACACCGCGGTAGAGCATCACCGGCAGGGAAAATGTTTTTTCCGTACGCTGGCCACTGCTCTGCCGGACCACCACAGAGAACAACCGCTCACCCGTCATGCTGACGTCAATATCCGCCACCCCGTCAACCAGGCATTCCCATCCCCGCATCCCGTGCGTTTTTTCATACGCCCGCCAGAGTCCGCCCTGGTGTGTGGCATACGTGCCCCGGGGAAAGGATTTTTGCTCATCAATCGCCGGGAATATTTCCAGTGCCGTGGCATCACGCCCGTCCTGTGGAGCCGGCAGGGCACTCACCGCATCCAGAACCGCCTTCTGCAGAACATCCGGATCGTAGTCACGACCATCACGCGGAACATGAATATGGCTTACCGCCTCCTTCACCATCTGTTCAAGCATCGGACGCACATCATCCGGGGTGAGACTTTTACCGTC